TTAGGTTTTTACATCACATCCAATTTTATGATTGTTCCCACACACTTTATCCAAGAACATGGAGAGCGTGATATAGGTGTACGATGTTTTAAAACTGAACCAGGTCGAGTAGGCAGTTATTTCAGAGATAAGATCTCTCAGGCGTTTACAGTTGATATTCCTTTGACGGATTTTTCACTTTGTTATATTACTAGTGGAGGTTCTATGAAGGATTTCAGAAAGTTTTTACCGGAGGATAGTACTCTCAAAAGATGTCCTGCCAAGTTAATTACGCGAGAAATAATGGACTCATCATTAAAGGTTATTCCAACACTATTTAAAGGCAGCAGTCTAGTTGCACACACTAAGTGTACGTTTATGGGGAGTTATTATGACTTACCTATAGATACAAAACCTGGTATGTGTATGTCTCCCGTCATTAGTGATGCAAAGGGATCCCTTATTATGGGCTTTCACCTTGGAGGAAAAGGAAAACTAGGTGGTTGTGGTACACTCACAGCCGCTCAAGTTAACCATGCTTTAGGTGAACTAGCAACAGTTGATGGAGTTGTTTTGTCTGCTTCGTGTGGAGATCTAAGACCTGAAATGGGTGATTTCCCAACAGAAATGTTTGGAAAATCACTCTTTGAAGGTGAAGAAATCCATATGAAAAGTGCAACTCGATTCCTCACTGAGGGTGCCTGCATTGACGTGTATGGAAAAACTTCAGGGAAAGCTACACCACATAGCAACGTTTCTCCGACTTTAATGTCTGAAACTGTTGAAAAGGTGTTTGGAGTACCCCAGCAATGGGGTCCACCAAAGATGAAAGGTAAAGGTAGATTTCCTTACCAAGCTACCCTGGCTCACGCCGCTATACCTAGCTTACCAATTGGAAGTGTTTTAGCTAAATCCGTTCGATCTATAAAAGATTTGACTGCAGGATTAAAAGCTAAAATACCAGAATTGTTTCATGCGAAACCACTGTCGAGAGTGGCTACGGTATGTGGCTTGATTGGTGTCAAATTCATAGACGCCATGAACTTTTCCTCATCTCCTGGTTTTCCTCTTGCGGGTTCAAAACACCCACTATTAGTGGATTTGGATCCCAAAGATTATCCGGAGGTAGGTAAACCCCGCACATTTGTCCCAGAAGTGTGGGAAGAATTCGAAAAGATTGTCGCCACGTTGCGTGAAGGCAAAAGGTGTTACATGATTTGGAAGTCATGTTTGAAGGATGAACCAACCAAACTAACCAAAGACAAAGTTAGAGTGTTTCAAAGCGCTCCAATTGTACTACAACTCTTAGTTAGAATGTATTTCCTCCCTCTTATTCGAATTATACAAATGAATCCTATTCTATATGAATGTGCCGTAGGCGTAAATGCTGAAGGCCTAGAATGGGATGAACTCTGGTCAGCCGCCATGAGTAAAGGCGCGAAAAGAGTGCTTGCAGGAGATTATAGTAAGTACGACGTTCGCATGCCAGCCCAGGCAACCATTGCTGCTTTTGATATTCTTATTGATATAGCTGAGCAGTGTGATGGTTACACAGAAGAAGACATCCATCTTATGAAAATGGTTGTACATGAAATTGTGTATCCAGTAATGGCTTATAATGGTGATTTAGTACAATTGTTCGGGACAAATCCTTCGGGACAAAACCTTACAGTTATTATCAATTCCTTGGTTAATTCTCTTTTGTTGAGAAGCTGTTTCTTTACTATTTATCCTGATAAGGAGTTTAAAGAAAATTGTGCTTTTCTCACATATGGAGATGATGTCATAGGAACCGTATCAGAATTTTGCACTGATTTTACTCACATAACCTATGCTGAGTGGTTAGCAAAACATGATATGAAATTCACCATGCCAGATAAGGAGTCTACGCCTGTCCATTATATGACAGAAGCTGATGTAGATTTCCTCAAAAGGAAGTGTGTTTATAATGAAGATTTGGGACAAAAAGTAGGTCTCCTTTCCGAAGATTCTATCTTTAAACGTCTCCACTCACACATCCTTTCAAAGGAGTTAACTTTGAAAATGCATAGTGCTCAAAATATTGAGAGTTCTTTACACGACTGGTTTTATTATGGTCGCGAAGTATTTGAACAACGCAAAGCACAACTCCAAGAAGTAGCACACGAATGTGAAATCGAACATTTGTGTCCCTCCCTTCAAGTTTCCTATGATAAACGTGTCAACCATTGGCGCCATAAATATCTAGGTGAAGAACTTGAAGAAGAGGTAGAAGAACTCGTAAGTTTAGAGTGAATTACTTGAATTCACCACCCAGTTTTAAGTCTGGGTTCTACGGATAAGCAAAACTTATGTGTATATATGGATACCATTTGTAATAATAATTTTTGTGTACTTTTGTATATTATAGACAGGCTTTGTACATATCGACATTTTCCCTGTAAAATACTTTTATTTAGAAGAGGAGTTAGTCACTCCAATGTAAACTACACCATCTACAGTACTAAGCAATACTGTGGAATTGCATATACCGCTTACTAACACTTATACTCATAAAAACTTTCATAA